TATTATTGAAACTGCCACTTGTCTTTACTGAAATCATATGCGACTCTCCAATCGTTTATCCCCGTGTATTGTGTGCTTTTCTACGTGCAGCATTAAGAGATTTGTTTCTGGCCATTATGTCTCGTTTGCTCATCTTTTTAGGAGGAGTATTCTTTATGTTGCATACTTCAATAAGAGCGAGCAAACGATTAATATGCCATTTTTGGCACTCAAAAGGTATTTGCAAGGCCACCATCCAATAATAGATTAATTCTGAAGTGATGACTTCTCTACTATGCGACTTTTTCTGGTTGGAAATTTTAGTAGCAGTCATCGGAGCATTTATGTAATCATCAATTTCTTTAAGATTCTGATTCGTCAAACCTGAATAAACCATAGGATCGACATTTTGTGTTAATGTCATACATTTTATGTAGTCAATTAACTGTTCATTAGTCATCTTTTTGTTGTTGAGAAAAGATATAGTCCATTTTGATTCCCATTTGGAAATTGACAATAACGAATGCTCCAATGAAATACTACATTCTTTGGTGTAGATGAATTCTTCTTTTATTGGATCCCACAATTCTCTTGCTGGAATTGTGATTCGTAACATTTATGCCACCGATTTACTGTTTGGAAGTAACGAAAGCTGTTGTCTTAGCCTGTTCAATCGCCTTTTCATCAACCTGTAAATCTTTAGGAACTATACCAGTAACGAAGGCAACGGCTTCATCAGCGTTTGTAGACAAAAGCATAAACAACTCGCTATAAGCCTCAGTCTGAGTGAAGTTATCAAGGACTTCCTGGTTTTTAACAAAACGTCTTCCATCAGGAGACTTTTCACCGTAAGACTTGAGAATGAGATTCTTAAACATTGAGACAAGGCGAACCTGATCCTTTGTTTCGATAATCTTTTCAAGCATGTTCTTCAAACCGCCTTCAACAGAAAACTCCATTTCAGAAAGCTCGGCCTTTGTAAGATTGAAGTAGAAAGTCTCATTTCTCTGATTGCCATCAAAATCAGTATAGGTAATATTCTTAGCGTACATAATAAAATTACTCCTTTCAATAATAAACAAAAAATTAAAACACATTGATAAGTTGACGACCTCGCAATTAAGATCGCCAACAAATCATGTGTGGGTGGGTAAAAATTATTGGAAAATTAATTCCATTTTGAATTTAGCCTTCCGATGTTGCGAACAGAGTGATTACCTCTGAAGGAAGCGGAAGTCTGGATGCAGCGGTATCGCTACCGTAAAGAATTTTCTCGAACGCTTCAAGCTTGGTCTTATCAACCTTTGTAGAGTCGATGGTAAGGCAAGCTGTAGGTTTAAAGCCAGGAACATCTACAGGAACAGTAGATACTTCCCAAGAGAACGTAATTGCTTCAGGCGAGTCGTTGATTGTCTGGTATGCCTTCTCAGATACAGATGCGGTTGCTCCGTAAATCAGATGGATCTTGTAACCGTAATCGTTGCCTGCGGTGTCATTACCAACAACAGTCTGATACGAGAAACCAAATGCGCTTCTCTTCTGCTGTCCAGCCATAACGCCCTTAGCAATTTCAGCAGAACCATCACAAGCTGCCCACTCATCAGGATAAGTATAAGCTTCGATTGTTGCGCCGAATTCTTCTGTTGAACGAAGTGACAGATACTTAATGTCATCAGCATAAAGTGCAGTTTCTTCTGCGCCTGAAGGACTCTCTGTTACGGCAGTAAGTCCACTCCAAGCAACACCGTTATTATATGAACCGTCAGTCTTCTGAACAAACAGAACACCTTTCTTGACACCGGTTTCATACTCTCGAGTACCCGTTTCATCCCAAACGAGTGCTTTTGTTTCATCCATTGGTTATTCCTCCTTTTAAAAGTATAAACTAAATACATCATGATACAAATTGTCTGATGTATAACGCCTATCATGAACACACATATTAAATTCAACAAACATCTTTTCAATCATGTCGTGATCTGGATTGGAATCGATGTATGTGATAGTGTATTGATGCGTATATGAATATGTTTTATCATCCGCAAAACGAAGATCTCCCTTATCCAAATTGTAAATGAAGCATGGATACTTTATCTTGACTGACTCGGGTGGCTGGTAATACACATTCTTTGTTCCAAGGATAGAACATAGGCGACTATGTAGTTCTAATCTACTAGCCATTATATACACCACCAATCGTAAGAATTAGTCTAGGATACTGTATGTCAATACTTGTTATCTTCCATTTTGAATTTGATAGAACGATATATCGCATTGCCGAATAATTTTGATAGGCAAAGGAATCGGCTAGTATACTAACGGTATTGGTCAACGTCAAATCGTCATTTAGCGTTTCTGAAGAATTCCACTTTCGAACGTTACGAGTAAGATTACCGTAATAGGGTCGTTCTGCAATCTGTTCTTCCCATACGCCCGGTGAGACTTCTACCGTTTGTACAAAGCCGATTGTTGAATGAATCTTTGCCATTTATGTCACACTTTCAGATTAAGCTTCTGCAGCTTCCTCGATTTCAAGAACGAGAGCAGAGTAAGGCTTAACGAGCGCGCCACTGCATCTGGTTTCAATCAGGTACTTCTGAGCGTTGTAATCAATGTCGAAATCATCAAACATGTTTACAGCACCGCCCTTATCGGCACCAACGTTGTAGTCCTTAAGGTTTACAATGATACCAGCAAGAGGACGTGTCTTGGAATCCTCGCTGTCTGTTCTCTTAAGACCTTCCATAACAGGAACAGTAACGATGTTGGATACGCGAAGAGCCGTAGCAAGATCTGTCGTGTTGTTATACAGTCTTCTACCCATAGCATCCTCAAGAAGAAGCATGTCTGTAAGTACGTCTTCAGTTGTATAGAGTGTAGGATTACCAGAACCCTTGTAATTCTTACGCGACTTGATTGCTGCGGTAATGAAAGCCTTAGCCTTATCAGCATCGGTCGCGCCAGCAGCAACGGCTACAGGAACTTTTACAGAGTACAGGCTATCGTCAGTATAGATAGGTCTGATGTTTGTTTCGCTGATCTTATCATCGCTGGATGCGTTTCTGCCATCTCCAACAAGGATTGCTCTTGCGATTTCCTCATCAAGCATCATACGCATTTCAGTCTTAAGCCAAGCAACAACATCGAAGTCTGTAATATCAACAACGTCATCTCTGTCAAGCTTCTGCTTCTTATAAATTGTTGTAGGGGTAGTTGTTCTCTTGAGAAGAGCGAACACTTCATCCTTCTTTTTCTTACCCTTGATATAACCCTTTGCACGAGCTTCATCCTCAGTAATATCAGCAAAGATAGACTTTACTCTTGAGAACGGAGTATTGCTTACTGCTGCCATTACGCCGGCAACCCAATCAGTATCTCTCTTGATAAACTCAGGGGTTGTTGTGAGATTCTTAGCATCCGGGAAGAGATACTCGATTTCCTTGATGCCGTACTCGTCAGCGTGCTGAAGAACACTTTCCTTAAGACTTCCGAAACGCTTACCGTCGGCAATGATAGTTTCCATTTCCGAATGAGTAAGAGTGTCTCTCTGTGCAACAGGACCGTTTTCTTCGAATACGTTATGTGTCATTTCTAAATTTCCTCCTTCAATAGCTGAGTGCTTCACGTCGGAATCATCAGTCTTTGTTTTATTGTCAGAACCGCCTTTTCCTTCTTCGAGAGCCATTCCGATAATTGCATAGACTGCATCTTTTTGCTCGTCAGTCAAAGTATCGAAAATTTCTCCAATAGTCTTTTCTCCAGACTTGGGTTCCTTATTAGCATCTGCCACTTTACCATCGTCTCCTTCTTCAGTTTTGTCTGCATGCTCCAGACTAAGATCTTCACCTGTATAGATGATTGCTTCCTTAATGTCTGATCCATCGCCATGTTCAAGACTAGGGCAATCGATCATAGCTCCAGGGTTTGCGCCAGCAAGAACCAAGGAGACTTCTCTGATATGTCCATGAAGAACGTCTCCACTTCCACTCTGAGTAAGCTGATTAGCATAAATACTCAAAGAAGCGATGTCTCCATGTTCAACTCGGATCTTGGCATCCTGTGCTTCATCGCTATTGTTAAATGAGCAATAGGCATAGACGCCATTATCCTTGTTCTGCAAAAGAGCGTGTCCAAGAACATTTGATGGACTATCATGAAGGTGCTGCCATACAAGCGGCACGACCTGACCGTCATCGTCTTTGAACGCGTTTCTACGAATGGTTCTTCCATCAGAGCACTTCAAGTCATTTTTGGTAGCCCATCCGCTGAAATCAAATTTCATTTTGATTTTCCTCCTCTTCATTGTTTTCTGAATCAGATTCCTGTTTAGCGTCAGTGCTCTGATTTAGATTCTTGTTTCGTAGCTCATCTGCTGCTGGATCACTCGACGGCTTATAACCGATAATGGCTCTAACTTCATTAGAAGAAAGAATCTCATTTCGAGTAAGTTTGTCCGAAATGTCAGCAATCTGAGACGTTGGCACGAGCTTGAACGGATCTTTAAAGAAGAAGATTGTCTGACCCTGAGTTCGTGCAGTTTTGGTTAAGAACTTTCTCTTAAATTCATCAGTGATGGCAGATAAGATTGGTTCTATTGTGCGATTGTGGTAGTTGAGCATTTCCTGTTCGGTAGCCGTTCCATTGATGATAGCTTCGGTAACGCCCAACTGACTGTACAGCATGTTTGTTAGATACTGGATCTGACTCATAAGATTGTTTTCGGCAGCTCTGTTCAACTGAGTTACATGCTCGGTGGCATCGGTGTATACTATTCCGTATTTAGAATTGTATAACTGATCTTCAATGTCTTTTTTACGCTGCTCAGCTAACTTACGCTGTGCTGGAGTTTTGACCGCATATGGCACCTGTATAATCAAATCAAGCTTACTACTTCCGCTTTGTTCGTCGATCGCATCTAGCAAGTTAAGTTTTCTTATAAGTCGTTTTGCCGTGGAGTTTGGTTCATTCATTATTGAGTAAAGCGGATTCTCAATAATAGCCACCTGGCTCTTTGGCAGAGTTAAATCCTCTTTTTTTCCAGTTCGCTCATTGTATAGTCTAACTTTTACATGAGCAGGATACCAAGCCAGAATTTTTCCTACACGCATACTTAAGATGTTGTAAGAATCGGTCTTGTTTGGATCCATGCTAGTATCAATTGGAACTACTGCTATACATCCTTCATCGCACAATGTTAAAACTATATCCTGAACAAATGCTCGACCAGTCTGATCGATATTTGCTTCGGTAGTTAAAACATTATTTAATCCAGAATCAATGTCTTCCATATAATTTCCGTTCTCATTGATTCGAGCATGCCGTATAGAAATAGCCGCTACATCAATGGAGATTCGGTTGTATATGGAGTTTATTATTGATCGCTCATTACCAAGAGTCAACCTAGGTCTATCTGGTCTATAGCTACTTATAGATCCGAGATTCTGATAATCGTATGCCTGAGGTTCCTCGTTTTTAAAAGCATTCCAAGCATTCTTTATTCGACTACCTAAAGTAAAGTCTTTTGGCATATCTTCCTCCTTTAATGGAACTAATTCCATTTTGATTTCTACAAAATTACATGAACATGTCTGTATGTGCTTTATAGGCTACATAAGCGTCCATTAAAGCGGATACATTATCGATCTTTTGATCGCGTCGTTTTTTAAGAAGCTTTCTGTTACCGTTGGTATCTTCAAGCGTTATGCAGTTTCCCATAGTATAGCTGAAAAGCTCCTGATCGAACAATAGCATTCTTTCTTCGGCTAGAGTTTTCAATTCTCCTAAAGGAACCGATTCGGTCTTAGCTCCTTGAATTACCTTTTCTATTCCGAATGGACCATTTTCGGCTTCCCATCGCTCGACGAATGCTTTTGCGTTATAAGGGTCAAATCCGAAGCATCGAACGTCATATCCAGAATCAAGAATGTGTCTGTCAAGATCTTCGTAAACTTCAGTCATGTTTAAAACTGTTCCGTCAAGAACAATCAGACTTCCTTCATTGATGAACTGTTCATACTTTATTCTAGCAGCAGCAGGAAGTTTCATAAGTGTTAAAGACGTTATGTAACTTCTAGCTTTTATGCCAAAAAAGCCATTAACCAAAGGAAACAGGAACGTAAATGCACAGAAATCATCTCCTTGTGAAAGATCTCCACCCAAAGAACATGGCATAGACCAAAAGTCTCGTTTTCTATGGGTAAGAGTTTCTTCGTATGTAAAGAAGTATGTGAATCCTTCCATAGGAATTCCGAATCGTTTTGCCAAAATATCATTTCGTGACGCTGGAGCTTTCTCTGCGCGCTCGACGTCTAATTGATATGTTTCATACGAAACAGTCTTTCCAATATTTGGATTAGCCTTAACCCACATGTCTGGATCTGCTACTTCTTTGACATCATCCAACTTGTAATGCCAAATCGATATGTGAGGTTGAATGTACTCGCCTCTTAGAATCGACATTAATTCCATTTTGATTGTGTCTCCGGATCCATTTCGTACAGTTCCTTCAGAGCTCAAAGCAATGATCAAATAATCATCGACTTTGGATGCTCCTTGCTCGATTGCACCGACAACGTCTTCGCGTATGTCTCCAGACAACCATTCATCAATCGTAGCAATCTTACATCGTAATCCTTGAAGTTTGTCAATACTCATTGGACGTACCTCCAATAGAGATCCAGTAATGAAATTCTCGATTCCTTTCTTGGTTGATGCAAGTTTGACACGATTGGCGATAGAGCCAGTTGTATTCTGTAGTGATCCCTCTGTTAGAAACTTAAACAAAGGACCTCTTGCTCTTGTAATAGCAGTTCTTTGCGGAGACATGATTTCCTCAGCCTGCCTCATAGTCGGAGCTGTCGTAATC